TTTACTCCAAATTCAATAGGTTGCCATAAATTAAATCTACAAATTCTACCACCTAATGTTCTAATTCTTCCATAATTTTCCGCTTTCCTCGTTGCATTATCCATACTTTTTTTAACGAAAGGAGCTTTGCTATGATATTGTTTAATTAATTTTTCAGCATCATCTTTCATTAAACCAAGTTCAGCCATTAATTTATTTTTACCCATGCCATACATTAATCCAAGATTAATTGTTTTAGCTTGTGATCTTTCAATTCCTGCCATCTTTGCAACACTTGCATGAAAGTCTGCTTCTCCTGATTCATATGCTTTTGCAATTTCATCAACACCTTCTAAATTTTGTAACATTGCATAATGAACTAATATTCTTGGTTCTTGTTGTGAGTAGTCAAACACTCCCCACTTACAATTTTCTTCTGGAATAAATATAGATCTAATTAATGGACCTAATTCTTTATGTCTTACAGGTATTTGTTGTAAGTTAGGATTAGACATTGAAAATCTTCCTGTTACTGTTCCACCATCATCAGATCTTATTTGATTTATCTCTGCATGTATTCTTCCTTTAAAAGAATGTTTTGTAATAGTATCTATAAAAGTTGTATGTGCTTTATTAATTTCTCTTGCATTAGCAATTGATTGTGCAAGTTCGTGTGGGTGATTTGCTAAAAAGTTTCTTGTAAAACTTGGAGCTCCTGTTTTTTCTGTTTTATCATACGGAAGTTTAAGTGCATCAAATGCTTTTGCAATAGACGCTGCCGCCCATAATTCTACATCAATCTTGGTTAACTCCTTGATTTTAAACAACAATTTCTTTTCTTCTTCTATCAATTTTTGTTTAATTTTTTCTGCTTTTTCTAAATCTACTCTAACCCCTTTAAATCTCATATCTACAAGACAAGGAAATAATTTTGTTTCTAAATTAAAAACATCCCACGCTTCTTCTTTCTCTAATTCTATTTTCATGCGCTGCCAAAGTTTTAATGTAGCTTCAGCATCTCGTTCTGCATACTGACCAACAAACATAGATGGAAGTTTCCATAAATCTTTTTTAGGATTTAATCCATATTCTTTTGCAGCTTCTATTAAAACTTTTTCATCTTTACCAAGTCCACAATATTCTTTTGCAAGTGTATCTAATCTATAACTTAATCTGTTTTCATTAACGAGAGAGGCAGCAATCATGGTATCAACAATTCTACCTTTAATTTCTATTCCATATGATCGTAACCAACACACATCATAGATTGAATTGTGAAATATAAATGTTGTTTCTTCTTGTTTAAATAAATCTTTTAACCAATTTAAAACTAATTTCTCATCCATGTTACCACCAAGATAATGACCAAATGGATAATAACCTGACCATCCTTCAACTGCTACTGCAACGCCAACTATTTTTCCATTCTTAATCACGTTCCCCGATCCTAGTTCCGTTAAGTAAGGATCATATGTTTCAAGGTCTATAGCTATTTCTTTATGACCACGTAGATCTTTTAACTCTTCCGGCATTACCCATTCCGTTTCAGGAACGAATAATGGTTGTTGATGTGTTCGTGTCATTTGTCTTTGTAATCTCTTTCTAATATCATTTCTAAATAATGTATTGCTTTTAATATATCTTCTTTCTTACCTTTTAATCTATGACGACAAATGTATTTAATTGCATTGCCTTCGGCAAAAGGTAAATTGTTTTCATTAATAAATACAGATGGTTGTATTGCCATTTGTTTGTAATGTTTACCACCTACTTGTCTAAAAAATATTTTATTACTCATAATTTTATTGTGGTAGTTGTTGGTTTAACGGGTAAATAAAAATATGGAGACAGAGAAGCCCCGAACCAACTTCGCTCTTGCAAGAAGCTACCACTCTCCCCTGAAATACATCTTCTCGCTCCATTCTGTAACATCATATCAAATACGCTTTATTGAAATCTCTTGGTTCTATTATGTGAAGTTCTTTTTTAGCTCTTGTGCAAGCAGTATAATATAATCTATGTAATTCATCTGGATCATGTTCATTCTGTCTTATAGCTGCTGCTGTTAAATCGGTAAGGATACAAATATTATCTCTTTCACCACCTTTAAATGAGTGGATTGTAGACATAATAATTCTAGGAGTTTTATTTATCTTCTCACCATTTGCTCTCATATTACGAATATAATTTTCTGTAATTGTATCAACACCTTCAAATGATTTATACCATACTTCATTTGTAAGTAAACCATGTTTTTGCATACAGTCACTTATTAAATAACTTTCTTCTGCCTTTAATGTTTTAGCATCTCTATATTGTGGTGCTACGTAAGCCCCTAAATATTTATATATATTTTTAATTTGTAAATAACTTAAAGGCATACCTTTTCTAAAATCTTCCCAGTTACTTAATGCTACTAATAATTCTAATTTAATAGAGTTAAATCCTTTATATTGGTAATACCAACCTTGTAATTCACATAATTCTTTTACATCATCTAAAAAATAATTAGCTGATGCAAGAACTGTCCATTCTCCTTTGGACATATCTAATTGAGTAATATCTGTATGATATTTTAAAATACCTGTTTCTTCACGTGGTTTATAGTCTTTTTCGTATCTATTTTTAATTCTTGATATAATTCTTTGCGATAATTCATGTATAGGACCACCAGGAATGCGATAAGATTGATTAAGCGTCTTTATCTCGTCCACTTCATTTTTTAATGCTATAAAGTGATCTACGTCGGCCCCAGCCCACTTAAAAATAGCTTGGTCATCATCCCCTGCAATATAAGTTTTTTCTGCTTTTTTCCATATAGATTTGACCATTTCCCACTGTAGATGTGATAAATCTTGCGCTTCATCTATAAACAATACTTTAAACTCTGGAGATAAATCTCTTTCAACAAATTCTTCTAATAAATCTGTAAAGTCTTTTAATCCTTTTTCTTTTTTATATCTTTTTAATTCTTGGTCTAACAAAAACAAAGTATCTCTTTCTATATCTAATAAATTTTTTCTTGAATCATAACAATCCATTAAATCTATCTTTTTAATTCTAGCTGTATTTATAATAGTTAAGTATTCGTTATCTGAATTAAAGATACCATTCTCATCAGAATAAGATGCAGTTTTTATTGGTATGTTACATTTAATTCCAAATTCTTTGTAGTCCTCTGGACTCATCATTCTATCTTTAGTCATATTTAACATTTTAAAAGCTAATGAATGAATTGTTTTAAAATATATTAAATCATGTTCTATACTTAATCCAAACTTTTCAGAAGCTCTTGTTGCTGCTTCTCTTGCTGCTTTTTTAGTAAAAGAAAAATATCCTATCTCCTGTGGTCGTGTTCCACTTTTTATAAACTCATCAACCAAGTTTAATAATGTTGTGGTTTTTCCTGTTCCGGGTGGTCCTAATATTATTGTCTTCATTAAAAATGTTCCTCGTGATATTTAATTTGTGATATTGTTGGATCTATCTTCTTCATTGTTTTAATCTTAACTAATCTAGGTTCTTGACCTTTAATTTTCATTCTTACTTCTTCTATAAATATACTTTTTAATTGTTTAATTAAATTACCTGTTTTTGTTTTATCCATCTCCCAATGATTCTTTTTACAAAAATTAAAAAAGTCTTCCATTCTAAAATAAGTATATTCTCTCCTGTCATCTGTATAAGGAAGTTTGTTAAATATATCATCTATCGTTCTTGCGTTTTGTCTATTCGTAGTCCAATCTTGTAATAAAGATGTTATTTGATTCATTGGATCTAATGATTCTAAAGGTTCAACTGTTTGCATTTTATCAATTAATGGTTTTAAATAAAACTCTCTCCAGTCTTTATCTTTAAGTTTAGGTATAACAAGATCTGCTTTTTCAAGTATTGCAATGGAGAACATAACTGGATTTGCTAGATGTTCTGTTTTTAATTCTATTCTTTTTTCTTCTTCTCCTTCTCCTACATTTAAAAAATATTGTGGTGGATTAGAATTATATTTTATTAAATTGTTTAAAGCAGGCATACTTTCCTCATCTAAACCCACTCCAAATTTTTTAGTTCTACATAAAGATGCATTACAAACATCTACAATTGGCGGAAGTTTACATCTATATTTGTCATAACCTTTTTTACCAATTGATTTTAATAACTGTTGTACCTCACTATTACCTAATGGTGGTTTCATATAGTTTAAGTTAGCTGCAACGACTTTATCTTGCCAAGAATCTGGATCTGATTGTTTAAAATATATGGCAATATTAAACAGTGCATTATTTCTAGATCCTTCGCCAAAGCCGTCGCGAGCTAATCTATTTAAACATGGAGGCCCATCTTTAAATGCTTCTTCTATCTTTTCTTCTTTGATTTGAATTTTTTCAACTTCTTCCCTGCTGCACGCATAAATATCATAGAGCTTATAAAATTCCTCAAGTGACACAGCGGAGCCATTATCGTCGAACGCATATCTTAATCCTTTGGTTTGGTTATGGTAGGGAAGATTTAAAAAATTACCTGTGTCCCCACGTTCCACAAGTATTTCAGTTTGTTTAGGAAATATTTCAACACCTGAATATCCTAATGCATCTGAAATCTTTTTAAGTGTAGACTGCATCAAAGATGCAGATATGAATTCTTTGGTAAATAAAAATATATGTGCTCCACCAGACTTTGATCTAAAGACTATAAGCGGAAGTTTTAAACTTCTTATTTTTTTAATTAATTCAGTATGATTAAGATTATACTGATCAACATCAATACAACCCCACTTACAGTTGTTATCTTCATTAATAGGAATAATACCAAGAGCAGGATCAACACCATTAAGATGATCTTCCCATAACTTATCAATAACTTCTTTTCTGACAATAAATGCTTTTCCTTTTTGTTTTCCATTTTCTCCGCGCTCACCTTTTTGATATTGACCATAAGCTGTTTTAAAGCCAGTAAATATTTCCTTAAATTTTTCTTTCATAAATTGCCATATATATTGGGGCTCGTATTACCGAGCCCCGTTTCTTAATTAACCTAGAACGGCACGTTCTCTGTTATCTTCTCTTCTACATCAGCTCTTGTTTGCACCGATCCTTTTTTAACGTCTCCAGAAAAACCTTTTGCACTTAAGTACAAAGATTTATCTTTCGTTTCTAAAATTCGATCTTGTGTTACTACCCAACCATACCAACTACCTTTATCATTTTTCTGTAGGTTAGATGATAAGTTGTATACAACACCATGCATTGGAGGAACTGCAAATCCACCTTTACCGTCAGGGATCTGAACAGTTTTCATCATTGCGTTCCACTTCTTGCTCACATTTAGCTGTGTTGACTTCATGGTAATTAAAGCTGGAGTGTAACCAC